GTACGCCAGTAAATATAACTGGTTATACTGCCGCTCTTCAATTACGTACCAGCCCATTAGCCAAGACAACGGCGTTATCTTTAACAACTGGTAGCGGAATTACTATTACCGGATCGACGGGATTAATTGCGGTTCATGCGACCGCCGTTCAGACCGGTGGTATTACAAACGGAATGTATGTTTATGATTTAGAAATTACTTCAGGTGCGGGAGTAGTAACTAGATTAATTCAGGGAAATATTAATGTAAGCGCTCAGGTAACTAGATGAGTGATGATGTAGTAGTCGTAAACGATACGGAAACGGTAGTAATAGTTCAACCTATTGTGCCAACCGTAGTAGTTTCAGCGCCGGGACCGCAAGGAGCACAAGGTTTAACCGGTTCAGTTTTTTATACACATACACAAAATACTCCGAGTGCAACATGGACAATTAATCATAATTTAAACGGTTATCCAACAGCAGTAGTATTTGATTCAAGTAACTCACAATGCGAAGGCACGTTTAGTTATCCATCTAACAACCAAATGGTAATATCGTTTAATAGCGCATTTAGCGGTATTGCTTACATAATTTAGGAGTAATAATGGCACGTAAGTTTTTAGTACCTATTGATTTAACTCAACAAGAGTTACAAAATGCGCGAATTCAAAATTTAGCGAGTGCGCCTTCATCTCCAGTAAGCGGACAAGTTTATTACAATACAACAACTAATGCTTTGTATATTTATAACGGTACGGCGTGGACGCAAGCGGGTGGAATTACTTACGGAACATTATCTGCTCGTCCGATAGCGAGTTCAGTATCGGCGGGAACTTTGTATTATGCGACCGACAATTATTTAATTTATTATTCAAATGGATCAACTTGGCAACAAACTAGCGCTTTTGGATCAATTACTGCTCAAACATCTTACGGTGCTTCAAGCGGTGATGGAACCTCAACTAATTACGCTCGTGCCGATCATACGCACGGTACACCCTCATTAGGAACTTCAACACCAAATGCTATTAGCGGTGCGAGTAGTAATGCTGGTTCAGCAAGTGCTCCATCTAAAGAAGATCACGTACACGCTTTTACTCCAGCGCAAAATTTATCTATGGCGGGATATAAATTAACAAATCTAGGTACGCCAACATTAGATACTGACGCTTCAACTAAGGCTTATGTAGATTCTGTTGCTCAGGGGTTAAACATTCACGATTCAGTTAAAGCGGGTACGACTGCGAGCCTTGCTTCAATTACTGGCGGAACTGTAACCTATAACAATGGTTCAAGTGGTGTAGGTGCGACGCTTACATTACAAAACGCTCTTACTACATTAGATACTTCTTACACCGTAGTATCCGGAGATCGTTTATTAATTAAGAATGAAGCAACCCAAGCCAATAACGGTATTTATACAATAGACGCAACATTAAAGATTTTAACTCGTGCTACCGATTTTGATTCAACTGCTGAAATTGGTGGTGGCGATTTTGTTTTCGTTGTTGATGGAACAACTTTAGACAATACTGGTTGGGTATGTATTGATAAAGCGACGACCGTTGGTACAACTCCTATTATTTTTACTCAATTTTCCGGTCAAGGTACTTATACCGCAGGTAATGGTTTAACTCTTTCAAATAATCAATTTTCAGTAAATGCGGGAACGGGTATTACTACAAGCGGTGGTACTACGGCGATTGATACATCAGTAGTAGTCCGCAAATACGCAACTAGCATTGGTGATGGATCTAATACCTCTTACACCGTTACTCATAGTTTAAGTACAAGAGATGTAACCGTGACAGTTTACGATAACTCTAGTCCTTATGCTGAGGTAGTTTGCGACGTTCAACATACAAGCACATCAGCAATAACTCTGTTATTCTCTGTTGCGCCGACTTCAAATCAATACCGAGTAGTCGTTCAGGGATAGGATAAAAAATGGGTTTATTCGATCGTCTAGCAAAAGCGGTTGCTGATCAAATAGTTAAAGCGCCTAATCTTCCGGCTGGCTCTGTTGTTATGAGTGAATCGGATATGAAGAATCGTGCTGGAATTATGTATCAGCAATACGGAGCAAGCGAGCCGTTGCCACGTAATCCGATTATGCCGGGAATTCCATTCGGACCGGGTCAGCCATTAACGCCGGGTGCTATTAACCCTGTTGGTGCAAGCGGACGACCTGATCCACGTAGATACGAATACCAAGTTGCTCAAAACATTAATATCACGCCAACCAAGTTGGTGCCGTTTGATACGTTAAGAGCGAGCGCAGATCAAATTGATATTTTGCGTAGATGTATTGAAGTATTAAAAAATAAAATGGTTGGATTAGATTGGGATATTACTCTTTCTGAATCTGCCAGTGAAAAGATTGTTGCTGAATCCGGTGGAGATCACGTACGGGCTATGGCTAGAGCACGTGAGAAATTTACTGATGAGATTGGTCGCCTTCGTTCGTTTTGGGAAACTCCGGATCGTGCTAACGGATTAACTTTTTCTGATTGGTTAATGCTTGCCCTAGAGGAAATTTTAGTAATTGACGCTTGGACAGTATGGCCTCAAATGGCGGTTAATGGAGATCTTTACGGATTTCAAATATTAGACGGATCAACGATTAAACCATTATTGGATGATCGTGGTATGCGTCCTATGCCTCCTAACCCTGCTTTCCAGCAAATTCTTTATGGATTCCCACGTAGCGAATTTATGAGTACGAACGAAAACGAAAGCGCAGACGGCGAGTTTAGTTCAGACGAATTGGCTTATATGATTCGTAACCGTAGAACATTTACCGTATATGGTTATTCTCCGGTAGAGCGTTCGCTTCCATTAGCGGATTTATATTTACGTAGACAACAATGGTTACGCTCTGAATATACAGACGGCGTATTGTCTGAGATTATGTTTGAATCTGACGCTAACTTTGGTAATAGTCCGGAGTTATTGCGTGCGTACGAAAATATCTTTAATGATGATCTATCAGGTCAAACTGCTCAACGTATGCGTGCTAGATTCTTACCTGCTGGATTACATCCGGTTCAGTATGAGGGATACGGCGAAAGATTTAAAGACGTATTTGATAATTATTTGATTACATCTATTACCGGTCACTTTGGCGTGTTGCCTAGTGAAATTGGATTTATGCCAGCAAGCGGTTTAGGTGGAATAGCCGGTAAGAGTAGCGAAATGGAATCGGCGGAAATGATTGGCTTAATGCCACTTGCTAATTGGATTAGTAAAATGCTAACCAATCTTTCTTATACCTATCTAAATATGCCACGTGAATTAGAATTTAAATTAATGCCATCCCTACGTCAAGATACTTTAGAAAACGCTAACCGAGACGACATTCTGACTAGAGGTGGAAAGAAAACTATTAATGAGGCTAGATCTGAAATCGGTCTGCCTTTATTAGATACGCCTGAAGCCGATATGCCAATATTTGTAGCGGGTAACTCTGTTTATTTAATGACCCCTAACGGACTACAATTAGTGGACAACGGGATGGGTATGGATGGAAGTGCGCCGGATCAATCTCCGGAAAATCCTACAACTGATATTCCTAATACGCCTGAAGATTCAGACAACGGGGAATCTGATCCATTAGATCAAGAAGAATATCCAACTAAGTCTGCTAAAAAAGAATTACAAACTTTTTTAAAGTGGGCGAATAAAGGTGTCCGGAATCGACCATTCAATTTTGAAGCCGTTGAGCCAGTAGTAGGCGAGGCTTTAAATAGGTGCTTAGAGGATGGCGATATCGAAATGGCACGTACGCTTATATTCGCTTATTCTTCGTGAAAGTATGGCCAGCGAAACGAATTAAAGGTCGAATCGCTGCTAAAAATGCGGTAAAGATAAAAGGTGCATTAGCCACTACGGTTAATCCTCGCCAAGTAGTCCAAGCGTATTTAGATTCAAACCCATTAATTTCTGATAATGCGACAATGGATAACGTTTACGCTAGATCGTGGGCTATGGTGCATATTCAGCCTAAAACCGAAGCGTTAAAAAAAGCGGTTGAGCGTACGATCGTTGAAGGTTGGGTTACTGGTGAAAAAGCCGCTAACTCAATGATCCGGTCAGAAATTATTAAAAAAGGTTTAACGGTTCAAGAAATAGTTGATAATCCTTCGGTAGATGTATGGG